GCCCCCCCTGTGCCCTCTGAGCTTGCTCCCAATCAGCGACTTCTTTGAACCGTTTAGGATGGGTTTGCTTTAAGCGTTGCCATTCCTTGATTCCCTGCTTGACGCACCGGCCACCGCAATTGTTATGAGGGAATCCCACTGACAAGCTCACTATATGTTTCATTTCATGACCCCTTGGATAACGATGGCGACCAATTCACCTATCGTAGCGGCGGCTATCAGGCCCACTATCATGAGCAGAATCTTTAGCTGACCCTTTACGTTTGCCACATCAATAGCCAGATGCCGGAAGTCATTCTCGATGAACCGCTCCAGCTTATCGCGCACCGATTCTCTAGGCACGACGCTTACCTGTTGGCTTCCATCCATGCTTCACGGCACGCAAGAGATTAGTCTGCCGCTTGGCCTTGGCCTTGGTTGTGCCCTTGGCTTTGGTCCCGTGCGGAGATGTGACCTTGTATTTGCCGCCCGATTTGCTGATGCGGTAGGGCATTAGGCGTAACGACGGCGCATGGGCCTAAGCCGTACTGGTCGCGCTAATGGGCTAGATGCGGCCCCGGCGCGGCGACGGCGTACAGGTCTGGCTGGTTCTGGTAGGGTGCGTCTACGCTTTCTGGGCAGGTTGTGCGGATTACCTGGCGGACCATGTCTGGGCATATTAAACCTCCGCTAACGTGAAACTTACTCGGTACTCTGGCGACCGGCCTTTCTCTAGTACCACTTCCTCTTCTACCAATGTGCCCGGCAGAAACACTACGTTTCTTGCAGTAGTGTTTTGTGCTATCCCTGCCTCGTCAACATATACATCATTTGTATATAAGATTAGGTCATTGGCTCCGGCGTTCCATTGACGCAACTGACCAAGGTCCCCCTTGGGCTTCCCACCTACAGCCCCATTCAGCAACTGCTGCCGTTCACCCAGATATACAGTCAGCGGCAACAGCTTAGATGGCGACGGCCGCAACTGCATCTTTACACGGAACGACAGTAGCTCTGGTGATGTAGTGCTAATAGAACTTCCAAACAGTTTGAACTTCAACTGCAATACTTTTCCACTTGTGCCGCCAGGGAATGACAGAGATTGTAGCGGACTAATGGTCGCTGTGCCTAAGTCACTCCACTGTGTAGCAGAGTCAATCTTGTATTGGATTGCGATTTGCCGCACGGATGGGCTGAGATTGGCCGATTCTATCTCTATCTCAGCGAACCGCTTAGATATGCGGGGCATGTTAGCATCAAACTTGACAGTGACCGCCTCGACGTCAGTGTCGTCGGTGTAGCTGTCGGTCTGGTCTAGCGTATCGAACGGCAAGAACTTCGGGACCTCATCTTCTCCGGCCTCTGTATACCCTACCCATACGCGCCGATGGTCAGACAGCGTGGTATCAACCATGAGCCCTACCCGGCTAGTCTTGATTGCGCCGTCACTTCCAAGCGTTGCAACATTGTGCCACCGGATGGCGGTCGTACCGTCGTCCATCGTGATTTCGTTGCCACGTAGTAGATACATGGTTGTTGCCGTGTCCCCATCTTGTAGCACCATGAATAGGTTGATGGGGTCGCCGTGCATGGCTAATATCTTGCCATGTAACGCCGTTTCTAGGGGTGCCGTTACCTTGAAGCTAATATCCTTTATCGCCAAGGTTTCGAAGTTGAAATCAAGTAAGCCGCCGTGCCCCAAGGGAACCAAGATGTGCCCATTCCACGAGTACATGTTGGCGAAGTTGCCTTCGTGGCCGAACTGCCTGAATAGCGGCGTCAGGTTTCGCACCTGAGCGTCAGCAGCATACGAGTACAGACCATCTGTCTTGGCAATAAGAAGTGTGTCTGTGTCGCCATCCACTATCAACCCGGTGATTGGCTGGTCGTCTTGACCTATGGTGACAGCAGTAGACCAGCTACCGGAGTTAGTGACGTTGGTACTGGAACGCACCACATGTGGTAGATACAGGTAAATCTTCTCACCGCCAGATGGGTCAGTAGCGTCCGTACCGTATCCTCTGACCACGGTCAAGTGCGGGTCTGAAGATGAGATGGCGGTGACAAGCATCCTCTCCCTGGAGCCAGGCTCGCCCATGATAACTATATCGTTGACAGCGATGGTGCTGGTCGGGTCGCCGCTCAGGGTAAGAGTGGTATCCGAATTGTCGTGGTCGCCGCTCAGGGTCAGTCCAGAGTAGGTTATATTGTGCCCACCCCAGACGACTTCATCGCCCGATGAGTTGCGGGCCTTAACGAAATACTTGAACTGCCCCTCGTTCTCGGTAGATAGCGTCCAGTTGGCGCCGGATGGCGTCTTGTAGATGAACGGGGTCGGAGAGTCCTCCAAGTCTGTGCTTGCGTTCCACCCCGGCGCAAGGACATCTGTGCCGTACTGCAAACCGTTCTTGTAGAATACAGCGGCGTTGTATGGTTCCGTCCCCAAGGTCCAGTTGTCGTCGCCGCCAGAATATACGTCCCTGCCGATGAACGCCCACAGTCTCGGCAAGTTGGTGGTCTCGCTTTGAGTGACCGCAAATCCGCTTGGCTGGTAGTGGTTGGGTGCAGAGTTGAGCGTAGTGGCACGCAACTCACGGCTCAGTTTTATCTTGCCGTATTCAGTGGCGTCAATCTTGGCAGATGAGGCCAAGGAGTTCGGGTTGAGCCTGTGTGTGATGCCGCCGATGCCCGCTTGCCAGTTCTCTTGGAACCATATGAGTTCTAGTTCCGGTGGGAATTCAGCTTGGGTCATCTCACCCATGCTCATGACGCGGGGGCTAATGGTCTGGCCGTCTTGGATACGCATACGCCGCTTGCCCCGACGGTCACGGGTCAGCATGAACCCACGCCTATTACGCGCGTTGGCATCTTCAATGGTGATGTCGTGAGTTGTGCCAGCAGAAGGCATCAGGACACTCCTGTATATGCACCATACCGCACGCGGTCGAAGCGGATGTATTTGCTCTCGCCGTCACGTTCCATATGCCATACGTGGTGGTTGCCTTCGGCTGAAGGCTTGGGCATCTTCATGCCAGACATGGTTGCCATGCGACTAGCATCAGATGACCAAATCTGTGAATTCGTTAGATACCTATCGCTCTGTTCTATTGCAGATGACGCTGCCATCATCCTGAACATGAACATGGCGGCATAAGAAATCAACATGCTGACATGTGGCTCGCCTATCTCCACTGCCCCTGTATCAGTAGTCGGCCGAGACAGCAGCCCTATGCCAATCAATCGCAGCCGGCGCCCAGTGACTGGGGCGGTCTCGGGCAAGATGGGGTAGTACGGCCCGTCAGGATTGGTGTCACTGTTCTGTTGCAGTACCTTGTACGGTCCATTCAGCATGGAGCTGGGCACGGTGTATTGGAACTGCGGCTCCACCGCCAGCCAACAAGCATCGAAGTATGCTGTCGTGCTGGTGTCTACCTCGCATATCACCTTGACCTGAGTAGCGGTGCTAGGCACGCTCACAGTCACGTCGAGCAACTCCCACTCACTTTGGCCGGCGTGGTAGTCCGAGTCTTCGAGGTTCGAGCCGTCCCAATCTAGCCGTATCCGCGCCTTGCTGGCCGTATCGCACCATACCCAGCACTTGAATGTGGCGGTCTTCTGGCTTATCGCATTGACATTAAGGGTAGGAGCCTGGGTCAACTGAGCGGTCGCGCTGCCTGATGCCTCTACCTTTGCAGAGTATGTCCCGTGCATGCGGTAAGTCGTATCGGTCGTGACGGTGGTGGGCGAGCCTACTTCAGTCCAACCAGTGAAGCCATCAGAGAATGTCTCAAAGTCGCTGTTACTAAGCACGTCGTCCACAACAAGGGTCTCATCGCTAATCGGTAAGTATATGAACGGGTAGAGTTCTTCGATGGCCCTGTTGATGGCGTTGTGCTTATCATTGGGGTGATAGCGGTGGAGTTCGTAGGTGATGCCAGTATCTACCGCCGAGTCAAATGCTTGTTCAACAACCAAGGTGGTCGTGCTGGGTGAGTAAGACCTTATGCGCCGGATAGCGCCTCCATTGGTCTGACCAGCACCGATGAGCGCGTACCACTCTTCAAATGCTCCGGGGTCTCCACCGCCGGGCAGGTTCTTCAGGTTGGCATCAACAATATCTGTCGTGCCTGTGGATGCGCTAGTGGTCGTCAGCGACTGGTAATCACCTATCGCCTCGGATAAACGTTGCCGTAGCGTCGCCCGTGTCGTTGCAGCCATTACGCAATATCATCCGTAATCTTAACGGTTGCCTGGGTGTCATTCGGGAATGTTTGAATCGTACCATCACTGTACGTGACTTCGAACTCGGCCTCGTATGTGTCGGCCGTATCGGTATCGGAAGCACTAAAAGAATACTGGACTTGGCCTTGTGTGGCATTGTTGATGGTTACTGAGCCCGCCGAAATCTTGGTCGTGCCCGCAGGATATACCCGCATGTGGAATTCAATCGCTGCGGCAGTCAAGTTGACAGGCAGTTCTTCAGCATCAAGCAGTTGGGCCTTCAGGATAGGCCGGGTATCATTCTGTTTTATCGAGAATGTTTGTACTGGCATTATGTTGTCTGCACATCTATAGACGTTCGGCCCGGAGAATCAAGTAGTATCTTGGTTGGACCTGCCACTGACGTACCATCAGGAGGAAAGATGGGCGTACTCAGTTGCATGAAGAAGAACGGCAGATAGAACCTATGTTTCGGTGGAAAATAGAGTTCGATGGGCTGACGCACCGCCTCGTTCATGCTCACCCCTGCCACGAAATCGGCTGGGAGCGCGATAGGAAAGGTCAGAGTATTGGTCACTAGGAAAAACATCAGGCCCTATCCATGGCCTTTCGAAGTTCGAACCGCCGTTCATGTCGCTCTAGCTTCTTCAAGAATGGGACGCACTCCATACAGTTCTTACGCCCACATGTGGGGCCATTACACAGATGACAGTAGCCGCGTTGCTTGCCGCTGCCAGGCCGTATCATACAGACACCGTTACAGTGCGGACAAGTGAACGTATCGAACTCTTCAACCTCGCCTGCTTCGCCAGTGATTATCCCGTATCCGCCTACTCTTCCCACAGGCACCCCACGCGCCAGTCAGTCGTAGCTGAGGCGTGTAACGCGGTAAACCCGATGCCATTATTGTCAGTGGCCGGCGTTATGATTTCACTACCGGGTGCCGCCACCCATCGGAACGTAGCACGGTGGTTAAGCGGAATCTCTAATAACTGGGTATTAGACGTGTATGTAGGCTCACTGGAGTGGTTCTCAAGGCAGGTACACTGTGAGGCACGGTCTGCAGGGTCTATAGCTGTAGGTGTTACAGCAGTCCCTGAGCCATCAGTAGTGATACGCTGTACGGTGTGTACCGTAACTAGGTCCGCCGGCGCACCAATGTTCCCGAACCACATCTCATAGACAGAGTTGCGATGTGCAGTTGATTGAGCAGCTAAACCTAATGCAGTAACTGCGCTAGTTGTAAGCGTTTGGCTACCCGAAGCTGAGTATCTAGCCATAGTTCCTCCTAGTATATAGACACCAGATGCACATTATAACGCTACTGCATCTGCAATCTGTTTACCTGCGTATCACTTCACCGTTATGGGCGTGTCTACAAGATTGTCGGTGATGACCCGTGCTTTCACGCTGCTATTAAAAACGGCACTGGCTGAGTTAATACCTGTACCGTCGCCAAACTGGTTGGTCGATTCAAACACGATGCAGCCAGCCTTGACATAGTCCCAGTCCCAGGCCCCAACCGAAGCGTCCACATTGTCGATCAGAATCTCGCCAATAGTCGCGCCGGTGTCGCCGTTGGTGTTGATGATGATGCGGTCAACGACGCTGTCCTCTGCCACATAACTGCCGCTTCCACGGTCACTATCAACCACAAGAGTGGAAATAGTCGAATCAATTTGGACGGCGTTGGTATGGCCGTCAACTTCACCCGCCAGGGTGATGCAACCCGTTTCGATGTTGGCAAAGTCCAACGTCGGGGCCGAACTATTTCTGATGGTAATCAATCCTACGTTCACTTGCGCGCCAGTAACGCCGCTGGTTCTGGAAACCTCAAATGACTTAGCAAGACCAGCCTTCCCCAGGGCTATATTCTTCAGATGCAGTCTATCAAGTCGTACCCCATCGGCCAGGTTTATCTGGAGCGTCTGGCTTCGCGTTGCCGGGTCGCTGTCATCAGGGGCGAGTCGCTGGCCGTTGGTGTTGGGGAGTGCATAGACTGCCCCCGCCTCAGGCCACGTCGGTACATCAGATGTGCCATGAATAACGAGAGCAAAAGCGGCACCGAACCCTCCAGCCACCACCAGGATAGACATAAGTGCGGCACGGCCTCCCCCTATCTTGAACGCCTTTGGGATCGGAATCCTGACAGCCGTCAACAGTTTCAGATACGGCAGTCCGATCTGAGGCATCCGCGCCGAAGGTATCGAGAATGTCTTAGGACCGAGCTTGAATATCACTGTTCTTTCTTCTTCCCTTCATCTGAGAATCTAGACGTAATCGCTGCCAGTCCAGCCCCCACCGGGGTGGCGAAAATTGCAAAAGCGACCAAGATTATGTCAAGGTGAGGGGCCACTTGCTCAGGATTGCTTGTCGCTTTCCAGATAATCGTGGTGCCTAAAATTACGAAAGCCGCCACGACTGGCCCCAGCATGAGCAGAGTCAGGAATTCCGTGCCAGAAAGCGTTGTAGTCGCTTTGATCCTTAATGATGCAATATCCTCACGCGCCAGCCGCAGCTCCTCGCGCATATCATCTATTTCAGTCACGGTCTATCCACCATTCCAGCGGGATGCGGGTGATTGGGAGGAACCGTCTACATGCTACGCACTGCCCTTCAGTGTTGCGGTTGGCCGGGTTGACCTGGGGGATGATCCGGCCATGCAGTCCCATGCGGCAGGCCATAGACCTGCCCAGCCGCCACGGTCCAATCACCAGCCAGGGTGCCATTGCCAGCGGCGTCCAGATTGCCAGCACACAACCGAGTAGAAGCATCAGAAGATACCGTCTCATTCCACGGACTACCTAGGATTGTCCGTTACTACGTTGTGCCGTTTGATTCCCGGTGTTACATATATTTTGCGACACTGAAGAGACTCCCTTTTATTAAAATTTCCCAGACCATGGAAACTTACCTAGGACGCCATTCGCAGGTTAAGGGTTTCGTAGGTTAACCTGCTGCCTGCAACTCCGTGTCATAGAGGTGGGCCACATCGAACTTGTCGATGATGGCGTAGCCGTTGTGGTAGATGTGGGCGATGCTGTCATTGGCATGCCACTCAGCGTTCAAATCACCAACATAACTCTTGGTAAATATCAGCGCATCGGGATGATTCCCCATGCGCTCGTCGCGGAGCCGCCATTCCTCCGTAGCGCGGCGGTAGCAGAGGCGGTTGTGGGTCTTCTCGCGCCTGGTGCCTTCGACTTCCTCGTGGCGGGGAGCAAGAAGGTCACGCCACATGGTCAGTGTCTCGCCGTTTATCTGGGCCATAGCCCGTAGATAAATACGTCCTTCCTCGTTGTCGGTTCCCAATACCTGTGCTTTACCCAGGTATTCTTTGAACCAGAACGTATAAGGATGGACCAGTCCACCGTACTGCTTGCCGTCTTTGACATACCCGTGGTGCGGGTGAGGCACCTTCGCGTCTGGGTCATCGGTCAGGTCACGGAATATAATTCTCATGTACCCGCCGTCGATACGGCAGAACCTATCCCAACTGAACTCGATGTTATGCACCCCTAGCGGAAGCTGCTCTTGGGGCCATATAGGTTGAGGCGATTGGACTTGTGTGTCCTCGTAGACTTCCTGGCTAGCCAGCATTGACCAGTTCCTTCTCAGGCTTCTTACCGTTCTTGTCTGGCTCCTTCACGCAAGTCTCGGTGATGGGTGGCATTGGCGGGAGCAAGCGAATCTCCCCAGTCTCCATGACCTGTATCCTGTCCATCGTGACGGAGCCACCGTTCATGTGGGCATCAGGGTTCTTCAGGCCACGGACGATGTTCTCGGCAAAAGCCTGCTTGATAGATACCTCGCCAATGTTGCGGCCCAGTTCCTTGATGGCCTCTCTGAGGTGCTTGTTCTCAACTTCTAATGCGAATTCTTCGCCTGTGTTAGCCATACTCCCTCCTTTCTGCCCTGAAGCGTTATAAAAATTCTAAGGCGTGGTTAATTTCCTAGCGCGCTAAGGTCAGTATCATTTAGCCCCAATGCCCGCAACTTAACGTCCAGTGCTCCCTTTGCTATTCGCCTTGCCTCGCGTATCGGGTTGAGTTGGAACTCTACCTCGTTACTCTCAGACAGGACTGCTACCATTCCTAATGATGGGGGTGTCTCTGATGTGACGTAAACATAGTCAGCCTCAACCCCACCTTCATTGCTCAAGCAGGACGCTTTTTCACTTATGTGCTGCGCCTCGGTGTAGGCCACATAGAGCAACGCACTGTCGGCCTTACGAAAGATGTAATAAACCATCAAACCTGCCTTACTTTAAATAAAGTATGCGGAAACTGTTCTGAGTACCAGAGCCTGTTTTTGTCCAAGTAAGCGTGACCCCATCAGAATTAAAGGACTTTACAATTGCTGTTTGGGCATCGTTACCTGAATTGCTGGAGATAGCAATAACATTTGCGCCAGTCACGAATCTAGGTGTGCCACTCATGCGAGTAAGCTCTAGTACGCCTTCATCTAAGGCTGAATCGGAAAACCCAACGGACACAGAATCATCATTATCGTCGTTAGCTGCCACAATTATGACTGCCGTAGGAGTAAAACTTGAACCTGTGTAAGCTACATCCCCACTAGCGGCGGCGGCGGCGCGGGTTCCGCTTGTGGAGTCAGATGAAAGTCCACCGCCAGCATCTTCCCATGCCACAGCCGCACCAGCACCGCCAGAGGTCATCACCTGGCCGTCTGTGCCGTAGTTGGCACCAGCGATTCCTATCTCATTCTGGCTGGTGAACCTGAACCGTTCAGCCGCCGCCTCGCTATGGCCTGTGTAGAAGATGAGGTCAGTCGCGTTTACGGCACAGGTGAACGTGGCTTGGGCTACCGCCCTGATTCCAGCGGCTATGGCTATAGCGTCAGTCCCGCCAGCTTCCGCAGGAGCCTGGAAGTTTATGGAGCCGATAACGTCACAGGCATTGATGTTGGTGAGGGCCGTGGTGAGTAGCAGTTTACCTGTGCTGGTGGCCGCGTCAGCAGATGCACCCCTGATTTCCAACTGGTCGCATGAAAAGTCGTAAAGCATGTATGCGCCAGCCGCCGCACCAAAGAATTTCACATCGTGCCCGGCATCATCGACGCCCACCGTGATGGTGCCTTTAATCGTCAAGGCAGCACATGCAACAGTCATCAGGTCTGTGTCACAGGTGTGGCCGATGGTGGTGCCGTTAATGAGTACGCTGTCTATATCTAGGGAGCCGCCAGAGATCAAGCCTGTAGTGGTGATAGTGCTGGAACCTACGCAAATCGCTCCACCAGCAAGACCGCCCGTGGCCGTAAGAACACCTGTCACTCCCAGCGTCCCGCTCATGGTCACGCCTTCGGAGCAGTTAGTCGTTACGATGTCGATGATGCCTGCTTTACCAGAAGCATCGAAGCTAAGGGCAGAGGCGTTGTTGTCGATGAGGTCGATGTCAGTAGCGGCACCAGTTAGCGTGATGCAACCGCCGCTGATGGTTAGGTCGGTCACGGAGGGCGATGCAGTCCAAGCAGGGATGCAGGAACAACCCATATTCAGGATGGTGCCAGCCGCGCCCTTGCCCAGCTTCGACAACACCGTTGCCGACGAGGCGTAGGCTATGTCGCCGGTAGCCTGACATGCGAATATGTGGCCGTCACCGCAGGCCCCGATGTACTCGGCCTGGGTAAGCGTGCTGCACGGGTCTTTGTGCTTGAACTCGTTTGCCATTAGGCATACCCCACCGTAAGAGTGATGTTGCTCCCTGGTATGTCGGCATAGATGCCGGTCCCGAATCTAATCGGGAAACCCGAGAAGTCCAGAAAGGTCTGGGTATTGGCAGCGGCAACGCCACTTACAATGTCAGTGCCACCATCATCTGTACTGTCGTTGATTTGCCATGCTCCACCTGTAGCAACTACAGAGACAAGTATCCAATAGACATAACCGGGTCCAGCCTTAACCTGACCATCCGAAGTGAGAATGGTCGTATGTTCCGTATTAGGCATGTTTCTTCTCCCACTTCAAGTGCTTCTTGGTGCGGTCGTGGTGTCGCTTGTACACCTTCTTGATGCCTGCCGCGCCGCATTCGCAATCGAAGTATTCAGATGATGGTGGGTTAGCGATACCACTGGCGGCAGCCTGAATGAGCATCCGTTGGAAGTCTCTCTCTTCTTCTTTCTCGGCTCGTTCTCGTTCTTCACCGATAGTGGCATACTCCATGCGGTGCCGACCAGTCATATGTCTTTGCAGTTGATACTGTGAAGGTATGTATTGCTTAGGGCACGTCGCAAAACCAAGAGCGTCGTAATGTGCCCTATCTGGGTCATCAGGGTGCAACATACACTTGATGCTTCCCTTCTCAGGTTCAAACGGTAATTTCTCAGTCGTGAACGCCCGGCTGCCATCTTCTAAGGTCTTGGTCAGTTGCATCGCCAGCATGTTGCTATTGATGCGAGAGCGGTCGCCGGTCTGTGTATGGTACACATAGACATGTCCACCGAACTCCAACGAAGAGACGCCCATAGGCATGGGCACATCATCGTTACCAGTATGAAGAACCCGCCCTTCGGTTAGTCCTCCTGGTTCGTTGACTTCCTCTGCTTCAATCAGTAGTTCTTCTAGCGACTTTTCTGTCGTCATCTGCCTAGCTCCTTCATCAGTTGGCGTTGTTGCTCTTGGCGAAGGTCATGTTCGCCGATGATGTCCCGTGGTTGAATATCTGGTACCACTCTAGGGCCGAGCCTGACATTCTCAGCAATGTCCTTCAACTCGGCCACAGAATGGACTATCTCAATTCGACGGGTATCGGCATCCCATACCCCGCCAGGGATACGAAACGCCTCAGCGGTGAAGTTCTCTCTTGGGCCTAAGTCCTCACGGTATTCCGCCAGCTTGTCGTTGCGTATGACGTAGATGATTTGATACCTACGCCACCCGCTGCTGTCCGGCGGTTGGAGATTAACCTCCGCTAGTGCGAAGGCTGGCTCATCTCCTTGGACATCAACGGCCCCTGACATTAAGCCACTCATTAGGTCCATGCTGGAATGTACATCACTACTCCACTGTTGTCGGTAACAGTCAACCACTTGCTGATGGTAGCTGTGCTTACACCAGATGGAGCGACGTTGGATATGGTGACAGTGCCCGAAGCGTTTGCCGTCCATTGGGCACTGTCATTCAGTGTAATCGTGCCGTCCACGGTGACGCCATTTACGACGGTAAGGAAGGGGGCGACGTTGTTGAACCTTGCGGCTACAACGCCGTCCACCATCACCTCTAACCGTGAACTGCCACGGTCGTATCTAAAGCCTCTTCGTGTTGTCATATACCCTCAGCCGCAAGGCGGCACTTGATAAGGGTTAGTCTACCTAGACAGTCCAGTCGCGGTTGGCCTCGACCGTCAGATAGTCACATTCGATGATAGCCATCTGAGTAGTATTAGCGGCAGCGGCAAGGCATACAGCCACATTAGTAGTTGTCGAAGCCGCGCCCTCGACAGTCTTTTTCAGTACACCATCTATGTACCACTCAGCCGTGCCGTTAGACATTACTTCCAAACGAAGTACCTGCCACTCACCAGCTACTGCATCATCGCCTAAGTTAACGTCAGTGGTAGTGGTCGAGGCAGAAGCAGTCCCGCCGCTGTAAATGGCGTGCCAGTCCTCATCATCACTGAGTTCGTCACTCCAGTAAAACCCAACAAGGTCTGCTGGCATAGTAATGGTGGTGGATGATGCGTTTATCACGATGTCTTGCAGTTGCTCATCAGTCGAAAGGATGCTAGTTAGCCCAAAGAATATCTCTTTGGTGTCCAAGTCAGGGAGTTGGACTCTAGCCTCTAGCGTAATCGGCCCCATCAAAGCAAGGTCAAAACCAATCTGTGTGCCAATGAAGGCTGTGTCAGCATCGGTATCGGCACTGTTAATCGAAATAGCACCAGAGAGCGGCGCGGCCGAACTCGGCGCGAAACCAGCGTCACCATCCTCAATGCCTTCACCACCACCATAGAAATCTCCAAATGGATACGCGAACGCGGATGCAGGGTCAGCAGTCATTGCCAAGAAGGTCGCTACACTAAAGAAGTCATTGAATAGTCGGATTCTACCGTTACCTGATTGAGCCATTGTATTCACCTATTTGTTTGAGCTTTAGCTCTAAATTTCGTATCCGCTCCCTGTAGGGTGCGGTTGCCAGAAAGATGTTATCCCTAGGGACGGCGGCCAGATTCTCTAACCGCACATCCGCAGGTTGCCCATTCAGATTATGTACCACCCATCCTTTAGGTATGGGGCCATGGGCCTCAGACCAAACGGTGCGGCGGATATTCATTAGCTGGTCGGCGCGGTAGCGTCGGCGATGACCTCAAAGAGCCAGTTACCTGCGGAGCGTTCGCCGTAGGCATACTCGTCGTAGAGGTAAACCACTGTGGCCCCGCCACCGATGTCTTCCCGCCGAATCGTGGCGGTGCGTGGGGAACGACCTTGAACGAGAACGATGGCTTCCTGGGCGAACACGCCGCCTTTGGCGTCGCCGTCGCTGTCGATGGTCAGGTTGCCGTCTTCATAGATTTCACATCCGGCAATCTTGCCCCGGAGCCCTTCAGTGAAGACCCTCGCGGTGATGCCCGAGATGTCTGCCCGGTTCGTTGTATCGACAGCGGCAGTCAGCTCGTCCCAGATGTCTTTAAGGCTGAAGCCGTGGAAGACCGCCCGAAACGGAGGGTTCCCAGGTTCAGTGGTGTTGCTGCTGATTTGATAAACAGCAGCGGCGATGAAGCCGGAAGCTAAGGCGGAGTTAGCACTATTAAGCTGCGTGCTGGCACCATCAATGACTGCAAGGCCATCCTCATCCTTCTTCCGTTGGATGGAGTTCTGAGCAAGGCTGCCCAGTTGAGCGTAGGACTTCTTGTTGACGCGGGCCGCCACCCGGTCAGTGATGAGGGTTTGGATACCCACGACCGTCGGGGTGATGGCGAACGCGGTGTCGGACATCTGCTGTGGGTTGTCCAACCGCGTGGTTTCAGTGATTGCTTGAGCGGTAAGCTGGGCCATCGAGATTTCGCGCCAGCTTGTTCCAGTCCCTTCGTCCAGAGTTACTTTATCAACAAGGTTGGGCATGACCCCCTCTTGTTCACGCACCTGCCTGGCAGAAGCGACTACGGTATCAAGGCTGTCAGCCAGTGACTGGGTAATGGTATCGCCTGCGGCCATGATGTGGCCCTCCTAACTAGAGATTGGCTAGTAGGCGACGAGCCCGCAGATGGTCGTCCGGCGTGTTATGCCGCTCTGGATTCCTTGCATATGATGTAAGGAAGTCATCGTCTTGGACCCCAGCTCCGCTCGCGGCGACACCTGTGTCCATGTCGTAGACTCCAGCTTCTTCTAACTGCCGTTTGGCCGCTGCACGCTCTTGGTCGCGTATAGCACTAACTTCGTCTTGTGAGCGCGTCCGTTCAATCCGTCGGACTACCCGTTGTGCCTGGTTGAGTGCATCGTAGAGACCAGCAAGGTCTTGCTTGTTATGCGATGCCAACCAGAGTTGCCTGACTGCTTCCAGTTCCGGTGAGTCGAACAGGCTGACAATCTCGTTACCGTCATCATCATGCACGATACTTTGTAGCTCATCTGCAAGCGTGGTGTAACGGCCCTCGTAGGACCGGGCGGCCGACCGTCCTGTAGATGCGTTCTGTATCTGTGCTAGTTGGCCTGGCAACTGCTCGGTGTCGCCTGAGCTTAGAGCCCGGACTAAGGCCATGTTGGACTGTTCCATCGCACCCATCCGGTCGGCTAGTTCGAACAAGGAATTATCCCGCTCGACCTGTTTAGTTGCTCGACCTCTTTCGGCGCGAAGATTGTTCTCAGCCCGTTCGGCCCGCTGTTCAGCCTCTGCGACTTTAACCTGCCAGTCTACTTCCGGAGCTGTAACTTCCCCCGCTTCGGGGGCTACCTCGGGTGGGGTCTCAGATTGGGACGGGATGTCAGGCGTATCCTGAGTGGCCGCCGCGATAACCTGTTCATCTGCCATGATGCTCTCCTTGTGAGTTACCTATTAGGGTCGTCACAGAGCAATTCGCTCTGATTTTCACACAGTGGTGATTCTGTGTCAATTATGTCATCCCTATGCCACAGGGGCACGGAACCGGGCCTGTTCGCGTGTCGCTTTCTCCACCGCTTCATCAACGTTAGAGTAGGCACTGGTGTCAAAGAACGGCAAGGACGGGTCCGGCATGGCTGGGGCTGCCGGGTTCATGCCTGACCCAAGCGACTCATAGAACTCCCATCCAAGGCTGCTTACCGGCGTGCTTGTGTATCCCCACCGCAACAGTTCAAGGTCGATACGCGGGTTGGCGAGCCTCATACGTTGACGCTCGTTATCTCGCATCGCTGATATTTGATTGATGATGGGGTATACCTGTGCCATTTTTCGCTGTTGTATACGGTCGGCCGATAAGAACCCATACCACAGCCCCTGAACCTCAGCGTCAAAGTCAGCGACTATGGTCTGATTGACATTCCAATAAGGCCGCAAAGCCTCTTGACCAGACCAGTACATCTGTAATAGCAACGGTGCGGTCTGCTTGCTATATTGATTTCGCGTGTCAACCTTATCTAACACCGCACCAGCTTGCTTGGCCCGCCACCGCAGCAACTCAGCGTCACGCCCGGCAAAGTTGATTTCACCTAACGAGTCTTCCTCATACCACTGTGGGTTAAACCATATATCCCAGTATTCCTGGTAAGCCTTGTCTTCAGGGAATTCAGGCTCGTCTTTCTTGAAGTCCGCTACCGTATCGGCGAATCGTGGGTCGTTCTTCAGACTGCTATTCTTGACGCGGTACTCGGCAGTGACCCGCTGTAGGTACTTCCGAACGTCAATACCCCAGGTCCACTTCCCATCTAAGATACCTTGCATAACCCTGTCTAATTCGGTGTCTCTTTGAACTCTGTGGCCTTCGAGGGTAGCGAAGTATTCAGTGGCTCCTTCGTTACGTCCGCGACGTGCGCTATCAGCCTTCGCTGCTTCGAAGGCTTCTTTAATATCAGGCATCGTTTGCTGCAAGATTTGCTCTTCGTATTTGCTAATGTCTTTCCAGTCCTTCCCAAGGGCTTCTTCCAACATCAAATGGTAAGATGACCATTTACTCTCGGGGAACCCTCTTAGTCCATGGAAGTCAGCTAGAGCGGTAGGCCACGCGCCACCGCCTTCAGTGATAAGGTCCTCGGTCCATATCGGCGCCATGACGGTTTTCAGATAGTCCTTCACATCATCTGGGGTTTCACGCACAGGGTCGCCTAGATAGTCACGTCCTGATATTAACGCCCACATCTGGCTGGTGATGCCTGCTGATTTACCTCGATAAGCACGCACGATTGGATTAGTCATATCTGGTTTGAAGATGTCAGAGGAAGCGTTCGGATCATCCCAGGCTGCCCCACCGGTTTCAAGTATGATACGCATCGGCGAGAAGAGAAGCCCGCCTACCCCGACACGGTGGCCGCCAATATCGATTGTCCACAGGTCCGCACCATCGCCACCTAATCTCTTTGGACGCGGGTCGATTTTGGGCTGTTGACCCAGTGCCATCGCCGCCAAGGTGAAGAATGTCGTGTTAGCAGCTATCATGCCTAGCATCATCTGCCGTGCTTGCTTGGAAGTGTAGGAATTGCCTGGATTAAGTATGTGCCCAATCAAGGCAAACTGGGCGAATGTATACCGTGGCGAGAAGAAACCTAATGAGTTCAACAAACTTCGCTTGGTCGCGCCATGTCCCAGGTTTTGCATGGATAAGATACCCGTCATAAGATTTGTCATGCGGGCTAAATCTGTAAGGTTGCCTGTTTTTTCTGCAAATGGAGCAAATGCTTTCCACATCTCGTTAGCGGCTACGTTCCGGCCCGTACTCCATGCTGCATCTGCCCGACCTATTGTGTGCTTGACAACACCCCTTGCGAATACAGCGGAACCCCTGACCATAGAAGCATCAGCGGGGTTTACTCCTACTGAACCAGCGGCCTTCCACGCTGCTATCTGTTCATCTAGCGATTGGGTTGTGCCCATGAGAAGCAGTTGTCTCCTACGCTCATTGGCACCCGCATCGCCGTAGAACCGCACCATCCTATCTAGGGCGTTCTCTATGTCGGTGACACCCATCATCATTTCAGTTGACGACGGCTGAATAAGGCTACCGTACCTAGAGCGTTCGGCCATGACACGATAATTCTCTGGCTGCATCCAGTAAGCCAGTTGATGCTCAGGGTCAAAGAAAGACCAGAACGAATGTTTAGCTGAAGTAAGGAATAGATTGGTGAATCGCGGCCCCTCAGGTTGAACCCCCTTAGCTATACTACGGGTTGTGCGGCCGACTCTACTTTCTATGGCAGTATCAATGATTTCATTGCCGCGAATCAAAACTGCGCTATCGCCGATGTAGCCTTTTTTAACACCGCGCTGCATGGTTTCACTGAGTAAGTCTTTGCCGGCGGCGGCGGTGCCCGTTATCAGGTTGGCAAAATCTATACCAAGCAGACCAGATAACTGCAAGAACATGATTCCGACGTCAAATGTGGCCTTGGCTAGTCGGTAGATATTGGCAATAGTGCTCAGGACATTTAGCGCATAGCGCATTACCACAGATGATTGGGACACACCTGAATAGCCAAACCGCTGAGTTATAGACTCGGCTAGTTCAGGCCCCGTAACCAGTTTGAGCGTACCGTCTGCCTGTGTAATCCACTGGCTTGGAACGAACTTTCCTGATATGCCTGGGGTGCCCACGGCCTGACCCCATTCAGGTGATATGTGCCCTTCAAGCAACCCGCCTGCTCTTAATACTCTCTCGCGTTGCCCGGCCAGTTCTAACCTTTTCTCGTCAAGGAGTGAAATCTCGCGGTTGACCGTATCCCGCATAGCGTCCATCTGGCCTCTACGGGTGGTTGCTTCCTCAAACACCATCTCGCCGGGCTCAGCCAATACCTCTGCCCGAGGTAACGAACCTGTCCTACGACGCCGCGTAACTGGGCCTTCAAACTCGTCACGATATAGCTTCCGTAGCATCCGGTTGGCGACGCGGGTGTTTTTCGTATGCCGGCGAAGCACCGCGCCCACCTCGCGCTGAGTCATCGCACCTTGACCAATGGTAGCCTTTATCTGCTTGATGCCGTCCAGATATGCCTTATACATATCCTCAGGCATGCCAACGCTTCGGATAGCCTTGGGGTTGGTACCCGCAGCGTGGAGCTTCGTTCGTGCGTCCCTGGTCAGCCGGCTTATGGGGTCGCGGTACGGGGCACTTAAGACCCTGCGAGGACGCGGTGTGAACCTGCCGGTCGCAGGGTCTCTGACCGCTGCAACCATCTTATTTACCTGCGAAGGAGTGAGGCCGCGTGCGACTAATTCCTCCCTGTATTCTTTGATGTCACGGGTATCCCGTAACGACTTCACTCGTGTCGTCATGCGTCGGCCGCGTTCGCGTAAGCCAGGTGAATCACCTCGACTTGGGAAGTCATCAGCGTACTTCTCCAAGCGTATCTCCAACAATAAGTTGTCGAAGTCTTTCTTTCGTAAGCTGGCGAAACCTGCGGTCTCTCTGCCAAGCCGGGAGATGACGTTGTAGCCACTGACTACTTCCATGCTCATCATCTCTTCCCAGTTGTCGGCCAATGTCGGGTTTATCTCACGCAGGGCTTTGAGTTCATTGGAAGAGAGGACATATCGGGGCGTGGTCTTTCTAGTGGTTATGCCAGCCCCGCCGCGAGCTAGCCCTATGGCACGGCGCAAGGCATGATAAACGCCTAACTGGTCAATGACTGCTTCTTGTTGCCCGGCAAGCCCCGGTGCCTTGCCCGTGATGTCAGCCAAGCGTGCCAAGCGGCTCTCGTATATCTCTTTCGTAAGACCGACTCTCTCGGCTTCCGACAGCTCGCTCCATGCTTTATTGCCTAGCCAGTGGATGCCCTCCAAGAATTCATTCTTAGTAATGGCAAATTCACTAACGAACTGCCTTACCCGTTGCTCCACTACCATTCGGTAGGCTATCTGGCCTTGCATCATCAGTTCTTTGAATATATCTGGCTCATAACCAGCCCGTTCTAGGCCATTCACCACATAATCGACAGTCCGAGCCTTATCTATCCGACCGCCCGCTTTCACATCTATGTTGGCTAGTGCAGCAATATCCTCCAGGGACTTTATCCATTCGTCGCCGAGACCCAACCTTTCTATAAAGCCCGGTGACTCTTTCTCCCGCAACGCCATCTCGTTCAAGACACGGCGGATATACTCGAAACCGTCCTCATCAAGCTGTATCGGGCGTGCCCAGTTGTGGTCCTGTAATATCTCAGAGACAGCTTTGGCGTAGTCATTAGCGAGCTTACCTTTATAGGTATTTACAACACGGTGGATGTACTGGAAATCAGCTTCACCTTTTAGTTTCTTGACGCTGATGCCAGGTTCATTATCTAGTAATTCAGCGAACTGCCTGGATACATGCCGTACCTCTTGTAGGAATTCCTGTTTGGCTAGACCCGAGTCGCCTTTGAAAGTGTAATGGCCGATATTCTCGGCTATATCATGGACTTGCATGCTCATGATGTCGTTGTTTGGCCCAAGCCCACGGACCTGTTCTATATCGTCGCCTAGGAATCTACCTGCGTCGTCTACTTCGATCAACGGATTATTGTAATCCAGGTTCTGCAGTACGCCTTTACGCTGACGATACCCAAGAGTGCGTGCCTTTAATGTGGCTTGGAACAAGGCCGCAGGAACGAAGTCGCCATACATGGTGTCACGGTAGAACTCTATCTGGCGTATCGGGTCTCTAGCCACAGACGCTGGGTCTAATAGACTTGCGGCGGCCATCAGGGGTAGCCTGAATGGCTGGAAGGTTCTGGAGCCTTCGGTGGCTCCCGGCCTAGGGATAATCCAGTTGCCAGCCTCGTCCTTGTTTGGCATATGGATGGTGAAATCCATCAGGTTCCAGAAGCTGTCGGACCTACCGCCGATAGGATTCCCTTGATGGTCTACCTTATTGGTGGTCTTCCGGAAGATATGGGCTACCCATTCATCGGCAAGCGGTACCGGCGGCGCCCTACTTATGAAGTCTTGACCGGCAAGGTGGGCTTCATAGGCTCGCAATGAAGCTGCATCAGAGTATTCAAGTAAGTCATCGACCTTGGTGGCCCCATATGGCGCGTCCCTTATCGGCGTCCAGTCTGCATGACGTGCTGCGTTATACAGGTCGTCTGATATGCCTATCCGCGCACCTCTTAGATGCTTTACTTTACTCAAAACCAAGGTAGGGTCGAGCATGCTGACGGCCACGCTTTCCAAGAAACCGCGCTCGTTCATCCGTTTGACGTAACTGGACTCGTCACCGAACATCTCGTTGGCGAACCACTTCGTACGTTCCGCCCAAGACGCATCCGGGTCCCAGCCCCGTGCAAGTTTTTCTAGTCGTCTTTCTTCCTGTGGGCGTAGATTCCATGGTAGTGTGAAGGACTCCCTGAACATGTCCAGAGACGATTCGGACAAGGCGTTACCAAAATTTATAGCATGCCGTATACCGGGATAGTCCAAGACTTCCAGAGCTGAACGCGGGTCCCAAGCAATCCCACGGTCCTGTTGCCAGTCTTCTTTGCGTAGGTACGCGCCCCAC